CCATGTATGGCCCAGTTTATAAGCAGGCCCAACAGGCCAAAAAAGCAGAGGCAGAGGCTGCGGCTAAACAGCAAGAGGTGGAGGCCCAACGCATCCAGGCTGAACGGTACGAGCAACAGCAACGCACCAAGCAGACCCTACAAACAGTAGAAGAAACAGGTGGACCAGCAACTGCTGTGCGGGGTACCCAGACTACGGGCCTTGGGGATGAAGGTGGGGGCAGTGAGGGATCCCGTAGGCGTAGACGTGGCCGTCAATTATCAACATACTTGGGGATATAACATGGGAAGTTTATTTAGTACAGGGCGGTCCGCTGCTAGGCGGCAAGCCAAGGCTATGGAAAAGCAAATGGAGCTAGACCGCCAACGCTTTGAACAAATGCAGCAGGAAATGGAAATGCAGCGGGCACAAGCTGCCGAGGAGCACGAGAGACAGATGTCTGAGCAACGTGCTCGTGAGCAGGCCAGTAAGTTGCAGGCCCAACTAGCAGAGGAAGCACGTGTCCGTGCGGAGGACGAGGTAACAGATATTGCCCCCAGCTTCGAGGACGATGATCCGGATGGCCGTCGTAGACAGCGCCGACCATTAAACCTATCTGCTGTACTAGGAATCTAATATGAAATTTTCGTCACTGTTCGATAAGATGCAGGACGCCACCACACTCAAAAAAGCACGGGAATACGCCCGTTGGTCTATCCCTAGCCTGATGGCCTATGAGAGCAAAGACGGGAAGGCACGTGCAGTAGTAGGGGACTTCCAAAGTGACGGAGCAATACTTGTTAATGGTTTGGCCAGTAAGCTGGCTGGATTGTTATTCCCCAGTACGCATCCGTTCATGCGGGTGAACCTATCCGATGAGGACAAGGCGGCAATAGAGAAAGCTGGGGGTTCCAATATAGATGGTATGTTTGCCAAACTAGAGCAAAGTGCTTCTATGCGTGTGTTTAACAACTCTAGTTTTAACCAGCTAGTAATGGTCCTGAAGAACCTAATAGTCACAGGTAATGCTGCCTTATACAGGGACTCAGAAAACCAGCGAGTAGTTTCTTTTAACTTGGACAGGTTTGCAGTCCGGAGGGACGGTATTGGTCGGGTAGTAGATGCAGTAGTAAAGGAGACAACCTACTTTGAACTACTCAGCCCAGAGACACAGTCACGACTAATCGAAGCACACTCACAGAAATACGACCCAGACAAACCATATGAACAACCACTAACCACGTATACACGTATTATTCGGGAACCTGGTGCAGGCATTAATGGAATTGATATGTTCCATGTAGCTGTACAGGTAGAGGACGTGGCCATGGATTCAGAGTATTCTGGGACATATTCCGAGTTTACATGCCCGTGGATATTCCCCACATGGAACCTAATATCAGGAGAGAATTATGGGCGGGGGCTGTTGGAAGATCATGCTGGTGGGTTTGCTAAGCTATCAGAGCTAAGTGAAGCCCTGGTATTGTATGAGGTAGAGTCTCTCCAGCTTATCAACCTAGTAGGGAATGCTGCCCTTAATGCCAAGGATGAGTTAGCCAAAGCAGAGACTGGGGCTTGGGTAGCGGCTGAGCCAGACAGTGTAGCAAACTATGAGTCCGGCACTTTCAATAAAATAGAATTAGTGCAGGCAGACCTGGATAGGGAGTTCTCTAAGCTGGCCCGTGCATTTATGTACCAAGGCAATACAAGAGATGCGGAGCGGGTGACGGCCTATGAGCTACGACAGGAAGCCTTGGAAGTAGAACAGACTATGGGGGGTGCATACTCTGTACTCGCCGAGACTTTACAGCTACCGTTGTCGCATGTGCTGATCCAAGAGGAGGACCCAGACTTTATTCAGGCAATGCTTGAGTCTACTGGTGGGACTACCATTGGTATTAATACAGGCTTGAGTGCTCTGGGTAGAGCCACGAAGGTTCAGAACATCCTCAGAGCATTAGAGGAAGGCCGTGCAGCTATAGAATTGTCCCAGATCGCAGATCAGAGAATTGATCCATACAAGATCATGGACATTATATACCAGGGCCGGAGCGTTGATCCACAAGAGATCCATAAATCCGATGCGCAACTACGTGAAGAAGCGGAAGCAGAAATACAACAACAACAGGCTATGGCCCAGATGCAGAACGCGGAAGCCCAGGCTAATTTACAGGCAGGCGAAGAAACTATGGAGCAGATTTAATGGTGCGATATGAGTGAAGCTACTACAACTACAGAAACTACAACTACAGCCCCACACGGTGATCCCGTTACGGGCCGGGGTATGCCGTCTAATGAATCTATCACTGAGAACCAATCCAGCATTGAGCAGTTCACCAAAGGCGTTACAGACCGCCTAGAGGACTTTATTGGTTCTATGCGGGGTACGCCGCAGGAGTCACCAGTAACCGGCGCACAGGACTCAGAACAGCCTGCAAACGATACCCAAGTCGCAGAATCAGAACGACCCACTGGAGGCCTAAATGATTACAAGGCCGAGGACATTGACGACCCAGAGGTAAGTCGGTTCGTGAGCCTGCTAGACATGCACTACCCAGAGATTGATCGGGAGCGTGTACTAGGTCGTGCATTCGAGTTTGGTGATCCTGAACTAATCGACAAAGCATACCTCCGCGATATGGTGGGGGAGCATGCTGATGTACTAGCAGGGTACTTCGAGGATGTAGTTAATAGATACAGCAATGCCGTAGAGCAAACTGTTAATAACATTTATGAGCGGGCAGGTGGCAAGCAACGTTGGGATCAAATGTCTCAAGCATTTACTCGCAATGCCCCCGACGCTATTAAGAACATTGTCCGTAAGTTAATTGACTCGTCTAATCCTGAAGAAGTACACCAGGGCTTAGATTTTATTTTTGATTATAGCACCCAGTCAGGCTATGTGGATAGTCCGGCCCAACGCCCAGGCACGACAGCTTCGGCAGGGGGTGGGGATGCTTTATCTGCTGAGCAGTTTTCTAAGGCGGTGCGTGAAATTGGGGGTAGAAACCGTAACCCCAAGGTATACGACACCAAGGTAGAGCAACTCCGCAGACGTCGTGCTTTAGGTATTGAACTAGGTTTATAGGAGAATTAAATGGCTGATACACCATATAAAAGTGATTTAACCCGTAATTGGTGGACGGGTACCCAGGCTGACTTGGACGCTCACATTGAGTTGTACCGCAACGAGATTGACCAAAGCTTCCAGATGCAGTCTATGTTTAAGGCTATGGGTTTGTCGGAGGTTGTGAGTGTAGAAGGCAAGTCCAACACTTACCGCATTGACCGGCTTGGTGGTGCTACGGTTAAAGGCCGCAAATCTGGTGAGGATCCAGAAAGCCAACGCGCTATCAATGAGAAGCATCTCATCAGTGTAGATACCACGCTGTACAACCGCCACAGCTTTGATTACAACGATGATTGGACTGCACCCAGCATTGTAAGCAACGTAGCTACAGAACAGGGCATTGCACATGCTAAGGCGTATGACCAAGCCCACATTATTCAACTGATTAAAGCTGGTGGATGGAAAGCCCCAACATCCCTGAAGGATAGCGGCAGCTTCTACGATGGTATTCTACGTCCAATGTCTGGGTTCACTGGTGCTAGTGATGATGAAGAACGTGCGGATCTTATTTTCCGTGAGTCTAAGCTGGCTATCTCGGATCTGGTTAAGCGTGACTTGGGCAGTGGCCTAAATGAGTTCTTGTTCCTGATTAGCCCAGATTGGTATGCTATTCTGTTGGAGCACGAGCGTCTTACCCAACAAGCGTTCCAGGCAGATAGTGGCACTAACGACATGGTTGAGCGTCGTATTGCTAAGCTTCATGGTATCCCGGTAGTAGAGACTCCCCGGCTAACTGGGAATGCGATTACCAATCACCCACTAGGCCCTGAGTTTAACCTCACGGCCAATGAAGCCAAAGGCCAGCTAATTCTGTTCCACCCACGATACACGTTGGTGACAGTTGAAGCACATGGCCTGCGCAGCTTCCACTGGGATGACCCCAAGCATTATTCGCACCACCTAGACACGTTTACTATGTTTAACGTTGGTCTGCGTCGTGGAGATGCTACGGCAGTAATCGCCAGCAACTAAGTACACCGGCCCCGAAAGGGGCTGGGTATATCTAAGAATCTTATTGGGTGTTTAGATATATTACAGGGCGTCCTACGGGGCGTCCTTTTTTTTGAGGATAGTATGAAACTATTACGAGCAGTCAATCGTATATTGGGGGAGTTGGGGGAACACCCTATTACCTCAATAGAAAATAAAAACCCATCGGTAGCCGTCATACTTCAAGCTATCGGGGATGTAAATTATGAGTCCCAGGTACGGGGCTGGTGGTTCAACCAGTTTGACACAACGCTGTACCCAGGACCAGAGGGTAACATCCAGCTACCCGAGGGCACACTAGATTGGGACTTCAAAGACCACCCCAGTGTAATTCGTGGGGATTATTTAATCAACCCCAAGAATATGTCACAAGACTGGAACAACGCAGGTATTAGATCCGTGAGTGGTGTTATAACTATTTATGTGGATTTTGAAGACCTACCCCCAAGCTTTGCTGAGTGGGTTACAGCCCAGGCGGGTATCCAGGCTTACACCAATGACACAGGCATTGATGATGTAGTTAGCCTGTTTATGCAGCGGGAGCAAACAGCCTTGAACCAAGTCATGAACGATCATGTCAAGGCTAAAAGATACAGCACCAGGAACCGTAGGATGTACAAGCGTATGGTAAGTCACATTTGGAGGTAGTATGGCTGTTTTTGAAAGTATACATGACAACTTACTCCAAGGTGTGTCCCAACAAGTACCACGGTCTAGGCTTCCTGGGCAACTCACACTACAAGAGAACATGATCAGTGACCCTGTAACAGGACTTAGACGTAGGCCTGGAAGTGTATTACGATTTACTGAACTATTACCTGAAGCAGACTCCACAAGTATTAAAGCATGGCGGACAGACATTGCAGGAATTAGCTGTGACTGTATAGTGGATGTTAACTCCGGCACTTTATTGATTCGTGAGTCTGGGGACACTCACGAGCTACAGAGTGACTACCTCAAAGCACCGGACATAAGAATGATCCGACATGCCAGCGTGGGGGAAAGCCTGTTCTTGGCGAACATCAGTAAGATTCCCACGGGGGAGACTGATAATACAGACACCCAGAACCCCATATATAATGGATGGGCCTTCATTAAGGCTGCCGCCCTGAGTAAGCAATTTTCAATTACAGTAACCCACACAGGGGGTTCTTACACAGGGAGCTTTACTACCCCTGACGGGACTGACCCAGGTGACGTAGCTGAGACTACACTAGAGAACATTGCAGAGCAAATACAATCTGACCTAGAGGGTAAGTCCCCAGGGGTTAATGTAAGCCGGCAAGGCTCGTACCTTTACTTCAGAACTACTGGCAGTAACCAAGACTTGAGTGTTACTACCAACTCCGGTAGTACCTATATTGGGGTGAGTCGTAGTAACGAGGTGCGGGATGTGGGGGAGTTACCCCCTAAGTTACCACCACAAGGTAACGGTGTTATCACTGCGGTAGGGTTAGCCCCCAACTTAGCGTACTATAAGTATGAAAGTGCTAGAGAGCGTTGGGTAGAATCCGCTGCGTTTAACTCGTACAAAAAATTAAAAGATATGCCTATTGAGGTGTACTACGACGTAGTGGGAGATAACTGGGACATTGATGATGATCCTTGGCCAGGAAGAATATCTGGGGATGATTATACTAACCCTGATCCAGACTTCGTAGACTGGGGTATAACGGGT